TGGACTTTGATCCCTCCATGTACTTACGTACCCCCGAGGGGGTATCAGTTATTACGGTCAATGTTGTTTAAGGAGCATTAAGTGCCTAAGAAAAACAAGAACGCACCGAAGACCACTTTGAATGTCGACCAGATAAAACGAGACTCAAAGAAGGTCGGAGAACAGATAGCCAAAGCTAACCCCGAGCTGTATGGTGGGGAAGTGGACGCAGGTACTTCGAGACGCCAGTCCCCTCTTGAACAGGAGATGGGCTCTTCTAAGTACAAGGATATGATCCACGGGCATAATGATAAGAACAAGCACATTCTCGATAGACTACCCTTCACCTTCCCTAAGAAGAGCGTAGTACGTTCTCACCGCAACAACATTTTGATAGAGTGTGAAGAATGTGGGTTTGAGAGCTATGGATCGGAGCATACGTATATGAAGGTATGTGAGGGGTGTAAGAAGTCCACGAAGGTTATTAACCCTGAAGCAGAAAAAAGAGGGGAAGACAGAGACTTCAAGCCCGGAATTTTCGCTACAGCTTCTGATATACTTGAGATGCGCGAGAAGCGCCGCTTAGCAGAGGAAGCCAAGAAAAAAGACCAATAGCCTTGCATATTTCCGAAATTCCTGTTATAATTGTCTTGAGCACCGGGAGATTTAAATGAGCGAAAACAAACGATGGCACTCTTGGGTAATCAAGAGGAACAGATACGAGAACGTTATCGGACACATACGAGAGAATGTCCCCGAAATTGACAAGTATTTTTATCCTCTCATCAAGAAAGAGTACCAAACGAAGAGAGGTATCAGAGTTAAGGATAGACCCCTATATGAGGGATATCTTTTTGTCAGATACGACAACCATGATGAGGTGTTTCACAAGATGAGTCAGTACGCCTTTGTAACTACTTACGCCGGCACGGTCGAGGACCACGAGATCACTAGAATGGAGGAGGTCCAAGGCAAACTCCTGACAGAGATCAAGACCAGCAGATTTTCCATCGGAGAAACTGTAGTGCTTCTAGATGGACCTTTTAAAGGTTTTGACGGAATAGTAACTACGCTCCATAAATCAGTGGTCACGGTGAAAGTGGACGCACAGCTACTAGGCAAAGCGGTTGAGATCGCTTTTAAAGAGGATTCCCTAGAGCGTAAAAGTGCGTTACAAAACACGGAAGTACAGGACATCTAAAATGGCACAAGGAAGAAAGCCCGGATATAAGCACTCTGATGAGACGAAAGAAAAGATGCGACAGTCTCATATAGAGTTAAGGCCGGGAGACAGTACTAGAGAAAAGATGCGACAGTCTAAGCTTGGCGGATCCAAATCCCAAGCTGAACGACAAGCAATCGCTACAGGGCGCGCCCATGTGGACTTAGAGACAAAATGTCTACATCGTTTCGAGGAGATGCGCGCAGAGTACCCTGGACAGGAAGAGTTCTTTGATTCTAACCGTAAGGAATTACTTATTGCAATGCGGGACATAAAGTCTGAGACGGAACTACGTGATATTCGTAGGTATATTGAGACGAGAACTATTGAAGATCTTCCACAAGCGTACCTTGAGTACCAATATGATTCTAGTTCTATCTACGCACACCAGGAAGCGATGTGTGATTTACTCGACGCAGCAAACGATTTGAGAAAAGCATTGGGTTCATGTACCAAAGCGGAAAATGCCCTACTCCATTGATATAACTAAACAAATACCTGTTTTAATTGATTAACTGCCTTTATAATGAGGGGTGAACTGTCTACAGTTCTCCTCCTCTCTTTGTTCGTTCGGGGGGATTGATGGCCGATAAACCAAAGATAAATGAGAAGGAATTAAACGACGCCGCAGCGAAAGATCCGGCTAGTAAGAGGCACAATAATGCCAATAGCCGCAAGAACTTAAAGCAGTACCAAGCGCCTGTTGTCCCTGAAGTCCTTGATCAGGACGGGGAGGACGATGCGCAAGCAAACGAGATTACTGTGGGCCGTAAATTAAGCCCAGAGTTAATCAAAAAGCTGATGCCTCAGCGGGGAGTATTCACTGCTGCCGAGAAAAAACGATTCACAGGAATCGTAGTTCAGTTTCTGGCAGACTTTAAGAACGAGGAACCCACAGCCGCCGACGTGGACGACATCTTTGAAATTGCCAAGAGCGATGTCATGGAAATGAGATTGCTTCAGGCCACAAAGAATGATCCACAGGGGCACATTGCGGTTTCACAATCGCTTGAAAAGATTTACAAAAGAAAGCAGTCAGCAAAAGAGAATCTATCTAGTCGCAGAGTAGATCGTAAAGACTCCAGGTCAGACTTGGATGTTACTATCGTCGACCTTATTGTAATACACGATCGAATAGAGAAGAGTGCACAACAAGCAAGAATCGATGCCCTTCTAGCAGAGGTAGATGAGACATCTGAGCAACTTAAAAAGGTCCTGGAAGACGACGGGTACTAATGCAAACAGATGATCCTGAGTTCACAGCAGCTGCTGCAGATCTCATTGAGTTCTATCGAAAATATCCTGAAATAGCCGCAGAAGACTTACTGAATATTAAATTATCTAGCATTCAGAAAGTAGTCTTGCGGTCTATGTGGTTTAGGAACTACGTCATGGCGATCATGTGTCGTGGTGCAGGTAAGACGTTCCTCCAAGCGGTACTGGCTGTTTTAAAAGCCATGCTTTATCCAGGACATCGTGTAGGACTCATCGCTCCAACCTTTCGTCAGTCTAAATTAATCTTCGACGAATGTTCTCGCCTATATCAAAGATCTCCTATTCTGAGAGATGCTTGCGAGAAAAGACCCACCCAACAGTCAGACAACTGTTACATACGCTTTAAATCAGTAGCTGGTCAACCTGGTTCGCTGGTTCAAGCTATTCCGCTTGGTGATGGTACCAAGATTCGTGGTTCACGATTCTTTACCATTGTCTGCGACGAGTTCCCTCATATTCCTGAAGAGATCTTTAACTTGGTTATTAGACCTATGGCAGCCACCGTTGCTGATCCTATGGAGAATGTAGAAAGAATTTCGCGCCAAAAAGTTCTTTTGGAAAAGGGTTTAATTACCCAGGAAGAGCTGGACAAGCAGACTAGTTCTAACCAGATCATAATCACGTCGTCCGGCTATTTTACGTTTAACCACATGTATGAGCTATATAAGGTCTACCGAGACGAGATGCTCGCAGGTAATAAGAAGTATGCTGCGTTTCGAGTACCCTACAAGTTGTTACCTCCCGGCTTCCTTGATAAGGATAACGTTGAGTCAGCGCAGCGAGAAATGTCTAGCCTCGAATTCCGAATGGAGTATGAGGCCGCTTTTATTCCGGACACAGATGCTTTCTATAAGGCGTCTCTTCTGGAAGCATGTAGTAAGACCACCTTCTCAACTCAGGTTGCGGGATCTGTTGAAAAGTCTTATTGTTTAGGTATAGACCCTGCGCGAAGTGAAGACTCTTTTGCACTAGCGATCGTTGAGATTGGACAGCCTGCAAAGATTGTCCACGCATTAGAGATTCAGAAGCAACCCTTCCCTAAGATGGCCCAAACCATCGAAGATCTTTGTACCGCTTTCAATGTCACCCACATCTATATGGATGCACAGGGTGGCGGACTTGCGATCAAGGATATTCTTTTTGAGAACCCCACCAATCACACAGCTGGTCCGATTTTGGATCCCGAAGATGAAGTTCACCAGATGCACACCGGTCGAAACATCCTGACCATGTGCAATTTTACCAGTGAATTTATTTCTGAATCTAATTTCTACGCTTTGAGATTACTAGAGCACCGAGACTTTTTGTTTCCAAGCATCCCTACTAAAAACGAACCTTCTGCCGCAGAAGACGAAGCATGGCATACGATTCGTGACATGAAGAATCAGATGCAAGCTATTGAGCTTACCGAGACACCGACAGGTAAGCACCATTTCGACGTACCTAAGGGCGGCGGTCATGGAAAGCAGAAGAAGGATCTTTATACTGCTTTCATGTTAGCAGCTCGTTGTATTTATGACATCCTCTGGACGGAGGGTCTTCCGGAAGACATTATGCACCACGGAGGGGTGGTGCGTCCTCGTCAACGTGGACCCGACGGTAAGGCAATAGAGGACGCTTATGGAGGAAACATTCCGCAAGCGATTATGGATAAGATGGAAATCTCTCAGGATCCTG